GAAGGTATGATTGTTCATGTTACTTTTGATGACGAGTTGACAGCTTCTCTAAACAGGTGGAATATCATTCCGCAAGACTTTGAGATCTTAGAAGGTTTCAGAGAAGTTAGCAAAAGCTTCGAATCATTATACATGGCTACTTATGCAGGATTAGGAACGATTGCTGACACTATGCAAGAAATATCACCGACTGAAAATGACATCTTCAGCAATTATTCAGGGATTCTGCCCGTACATTATGAAATGCCAACTAGTGGCTTTATGAGAACAAATGTGCAAAATGAGAATTTGCTTGACACCTATCCTCATATTGCTTATAAGTTTCCAGTTCATGGTAGGGGCAGACCTCATTGGATAAACAGTCAACTGCAAATGATCAACACTATGTTGAGTAGGTATGGCATCGACAATCGTCTACCTTTTAATAGAGAAATGAAAATGAAATTGGAAGAAGCCATGAATTGGTGTTTTCAGCATGATCCTCACCATCCAACGTTCACTGGCCAAATAACTGTGGAAGAAGTGTCTGCTTGCATAATAGAGCTTATGGTCGCTGCTAGGGACAGAGGTGCCGATGATTGTTTCCATGCTTTCGATGTGGAAGACAGGCGTCTGAGCATTGATATTAAGGCTTTCTTAAAACAACAAGAGAAACCTGATCTTGCTCATGAAGCATGGCTGCGAGCGAAAGTCCAAGAATATGTAGGTGGTGTGGTTAGCAGAGGTATCATTTTTAAAGCAGGGCAAACAGTATCGGCTCAGACTAAATCAGTCAACTTGATAGGAGGAGCTATCTTCAGGGCCATGGAAAGAAAGTTAATATCTCAACTCAATGATAAAGTCCTGTTTTGTTATGGTCAACATCCCCTCTCTCTAAAAGATGAAATTGATGAAAGGATGCCTAAAGAGGGAGAACCAGCGAAGTTTGTAGAAAGTGATATGAGTCAATATGATTCTATCCACGGATGGTGGAGTGAGTACATTCTCAAGTGGTGTATAGCTCGGTTTGTTCCCAAAGCGTGGCACGATAACGTCATGCTAATGAAAGAGATTAACAGAGTTTGGATAGCTGGTTCTAAGCATGCCATGATGAAAG